TACTTTCGATTACGAAAAATACACTCTAAATATAACCCTTTCTTAATGTGAACTTGAAATGGTTATGAGAATGGTTACCAGGTACTGTACACATATACGTTCATCCAATGGTTACCAGGTACTGTACACATATACGCTTTATTCAATGGTTATCAGGTACTGTACACATATACGTTCATCCAATGATTACCAGGTACTGTACGCATATACGCTTTATTCAATGGTTACCAGGTACTGTACACATATACGTTCATCCAATGATTACCAGGTACTGTACGCATATACGCTTTATTCAATGGTTACCACGTACTGTACACATATACGTTCATCCAATCCTGAAAACATAACACTTCTTTGAGCGATGCATCGGGCTTCGCCCGATATTTCTGTGAACGCGAGTGAGCAGATATTCACATAATCCTGTAAAAATACTTTTCCTAAATATCTTCATTCTTTTCTTCATTCTTTTCTTCCATTAAGGCTATCCTCCTTTTCTCTCTTCTGCGTAAATATGCATTCCTTCTATACAGAAGTTTTTGTTCTACAGTTGGCTTGTAATTCGTTCTCTCCCTGTATTCTTTCGACTTTTGTTTGCAGTATTCTTTGTTTCTCTGATAGTACTCTTTACGTTTTGCAGGGTCTGTATACCTTTGCACACGTACAGGCATTTCATACATATTCGCTTCCCCTATTTCTTCTATCTCAGCCTTCATTATAGCAAGCTCTTCCTGTAAGTTAGGAATTTCTAAGTCCAAACTATCAATATCTATGTCAAAAAAGAATGCATTCTCCATTACTGTACAATATATACTTTCGATTACAAAAAAACAGTCTCTGAAATCCTGTACAATCATATATTTTTACTAACCCTATCCCCTCGCTTTACGTTTGCACTATTCCTTATTCTTCTCGTAATATTATTTACTGTTTACAGGTGCAGTGTACCTCTCTAAATGAACCTTCTTTCATTCAATGTCTCACTCATACTTTCGATTTCTGCATTCAGTCTCGAATTCTCTTCCTCTTTCTTCCAATACTGTAAAATAATATACTTTCGATTACGACAAAACACTATCAAGATATAATCCTTCCTAAAAGGATGCATCGGGGGCTTAACGAAGTGAGGATTCTTAATAATTAAAACATTAAGTATAGTTTTTTGTGAATCATGTAATACACAATATTATATGAATAAACACACACACACACTTGTGTTTACAATAACAGTAAAAATGAAGAAAGCAGAAAAAAAGAAAGTAGAGAACAGAACACAGTAAATATTGTAAATAGTATTATCAAACTATCAAACTATCAAACTATCAAACTATCAAACTATCAAACTATCAAACTATCAATCTATCAATCTATCAACCTGTCATCATTCACTCATCCAGTCAAAATCGCACTTAAGCTGCTCTGTGATTCTTTCAGATCCTCTGTTTGGCTCAAATCATATCTGTTCATATCATACAGTTCAGCTGCATGAACGTAGCTTCGGAGACTCATCTCTTCGGAATCGCCATCCTTGTATACTACTTTATACAACTGTCGCCCTTCGTGGTTTCTAAAAGAATCACAATATCCTGTAAAAAACTGTCCGTCGAATTTTTTTGCGATATACGTCTTCTCTGTCTTATGATGGACCTGTGTGCTAAAAACTGATAGTGTTCGAATTGACAATTCAGACATGTTATCAAATGTTTCTCTACCACAACGATGACGATGACCATTCAATGGTGGCCCTTTGTAGTCGAATACATCATTATTTACAGTATGGATGGTTTCTTGAGTTGCTGTATGCTGTAAACTATGACCATCTTCTTTTGTGTCTTCCAATGTTGCACTGATATTTTTCCACATTGATGTTGTAGTAGTGTTGTCATCAACTGTAGAAACGATTTCGGTTGATTCACCATTAGTCGATTCTGCATTCAATTGGCGTTTCGTACCAATTTCGACTCTTAAACCATTTGGAATGGTTACTGGTGATGGAGATGGTGCATTCGCTACACTGTTATCATTCACAGCAGCCATCAATAAGTCTTTCACTTCTGTGTCAAGTTCAATGTACAGTTTAAGATTTTTGTCGGCTGTCCTTACATATTTAAGGTTGTCTTTGGTAACCTTGACCTTGATATGTTTAGGGTTAGGGTTAGGGTTAGGGTTAGACATTTTTTGTTACCGATTTCTCTTTACACAAAAACCAAATCGGCCAAACTACTTTTAGAATAATTTCTACAGAATAATTGTGAATAATTGTGTGTTGTTACCGATTTACTGGCAACTGTCGCGCTTAAATAAAAAATCGGTTTGCTATTTGTCATTCTTTTGTTATTCGTATAGAATATGTACTAGGGTGTAAATAGGTTATGATACTCTATATACCGTAATACCGTAATAACAATAGACAATCATACTAGATATATATATTATCCTTCCCCCCCCATTATCCTTTCCCCCATTATCCTTTCCCCCCCATTCCTTGCCTTTGTATCTTTGTCCCCTACTCTACTCATTCGGGAGCCTTCTGAAAAAGTATAGCAGTATAGGTGACACGCCAACTAAGAGAGAGCCAAGAGATGTCATTACAAAAGTTCACTCATAACCGTATTTGATTTTATCAATATTATTTACAGTATTAAACCGTACAGTACATATTAGTACCTATCATTTCCCCCCCCCCTCAAAAAAAAGCCCCTTTAGATTTTTCTATTCACGATAATATACTGTACACTATACTGAGTACCTACTGTCTTCTGTGTTATTTACGTTATTATGTCGTGGTTGATATTATCAACGGAACTCCCCTGGTTCTTGGTGTTCTTGGTGTTCTTGGCGACCATTGGCTCGACCCCTTGGTGCGACCCCTTGGTGCGACCCCTTGGTGCGACCCCTTGGTATGACCCTTGGTATGACCCTTGGTATGACCCCTTGGTATGACCCTTGGTATGACCCTTGGTGCGACCCCTTGGTATGACCCTTGGTATGACCCTTGGTATGACCCTTGGTATGACCCTTGGTATGACCCTTGGTATGACCCCTTGGTATGACCCTTGGTGCGACCTTTGGTGTGGTGCGACCTTTGGTGTGGTGCGACCTTTGGCGAGTTACTGTTGGTGTGATACTTTTACCGACTATGGCTTGTGTCTAGTTTATATATATATAACAGTGATACTTTTACCGACTATGGCTTGTGTCTAGTTACACACTTAATAAAAATATGTCGGATTTACGTATTATTATCATTAATTTGTACGATATTACGCCAAATTTCATTGCCGCACTCAACAAACTGGTTGGTCCTGGGTATGTGGATGATCCAGTATCGAAACTGTTATATGAACAGAATGCTGTACATTATATTGCTGTCATAAGCAAGAATTCAACACTGCAAGATGTATTGTCTTTGAAAAAACCATTGCTTGGATTTGTTACATTCTACGAGACAATGGATGCTGTTGTAATGGAAAATCTCTGTACAAGTAAGCCATACAATGGGATAGCTGCACAGATAATAAGAGAATCAACTGTAAAAGTGTCCGAAGAACGAAAGAAACCAGTATTATTGTTTGTTGATAAGAAAGCTTATCCAACTGAAACAGAATTCAAGAATATCATAAATTTTTACTTAGGTCAAATGATTGGTGATAATTCAGATTTACCACTATTTAGACATTGTCAGAAGAAGTTGAATCAAAGATGCATTGACAACACAAATACAAAGTGGTCATTGGGCAAAAAATACACTTATAAAGATGTATTGATACATTACCCAATCGCAATTGGTTCTACTTCTTCGTCGTCTCATAGTTCTTCGTCTGAAACAAACAATCAAATACCAGATGATGATGCTAGTTTACCTAGCGTTTCTTTATCTGACAAAAACGCAGAAGGAAACTATTCTAATGAAGGTACACCTGCAAAAAGAAACTATTCTAATAAAAGTACTCCTGTAAAAGGAAACTATTCTAATGAAAGCACACCTACAAAAGGAAACTATTCTAATGAAAGTAGGTCTCCAAAGAAACGTCGTTTAATAAAGAGTCAGAAACGTTCGATAAAGACTAACACAAATCCTGTCATTGCAGAATCTAAATCGACTGGACAACCTAAATTAGTCTCAAGAAAAGGAACTCCGAATTTATATGTAGTTTAGAGATTAGGAAAAAATCCCTAAATATATTCGGAGATTCGGTATACAATGAAAGAGAAAAATATGTTTTAGGAATTTTTTGGTTTATCGTTTGTCTCGGAATCTTTATAGACACTAAAGGTATATGGGTACTGTAATAATACTATGAAATCGTCATTTAAATTGTCATTTACTGTAAATAATATTCATCCTATTGTGCTTATATTGTGCATTGTATTCATAGGTTGTCTCATTGTCGTACATATGTTAACCACTAATAAAGAAGGATACAAAGGATTTACTAAAAAATTTAAAAAAAAAGCTGAAAAACAAGAACAAAATAAACAATATGATAACCGAAGTAGACAATTGGAGAATGAGTATAATGAAAGAGAACAAGCACTATACCAAAAAATTAATTCTCGGCAAACCGAAATTAGTAGGAAAGAATACGAGTTACAAGAGAAAGAATCAGATTTACAATCTAAGGAAGATGAAATCGGTAATGGAAGAACACCTTTCGCAGAGGAAAGATTAGAACAAGTTGAAGATGAGTTAAGAATGACCAATGATTCTTTAAAACAAGCTGAAATATCTAGAGATGATTCTGAGACTAAAAAGAATAACGTTATCTCTGAAACGAACGAGTTCAAAGAAAATTTGTCGAAACAAGGGAAATCAGTTATTGAAGATTCTGTTAAAAAAGCAGAAGAACGAATTAAAATAACTGACAATATTGCAAATAATCTGAAGAAAACAAATAATACTTTCCAAGAAAAACAAATCGATGTTCTAGAAAAGTTACGTTCGCTCTCATAAACATTTAGGTAAGACCATCATTATTAGTTATGTATTTGTACTGTATAGAGACATGAAACTTAGTGGGTTTTTACCGTACACACATCATTGTATTTTGATCATTTGCATTATATTATTTACATTATTTATAGGTGTCTCAATTCGACCCGTTGAGACATTTCAGGCAACTGATGTTACGAAAGCTGTTGCAAGGCGTGAACGTGCTGTAGAAATAGAAGAAGAACGACTGAAAAAGGAAAGAGAACAACTTGAAAAAAATAAATCAGAAGTAACAGAACAAAAGCAGATTATTAAATCTAAAGGTAAAGTCGCAGATGCAAAGCAATCTAATGCACAACGTATTCAGAATGAAAATGCAGATGTCGCTAATGATTTAGAAGTTAGTCAGTTAAATGAAGAACAATTGCGTGATACTGCAAGAAAACAAGCATCTGAAATAAAAAATCTGAAATATGATAATGCCGACTACAAACGAGACCTTGCCAATAAAACCAAGCAGCATGACAAATTCGTAAAAGAACAATTCCCAAAAGTAAAACAACAAGTACAATCTGGTCAGCTTCTTTTTAATAATACGGTCGGTCAAATGAAACAAGAGACTGATAATTTGAGAGAAGAAGTGAAAATTTGGAAAGGTCGAAATAAAGAATTGGTCAGTGTAATTGATAAGGCAAAATCTACATTTCGATAATCAGAATACGCATAAACCATAAACTACATATTATTGTGAAACCTGTATGATATATTCTTGTCTCATCGATTGTACTGTAAATAACCATTTCATTTATAAATGTTGCTGCTTCTAGTGCATATGTACTGCACACCAATGGTGTGCTTTTGTGATATGAATATGTTAGTCTCACTATACCGTACAATAATATCCAATGTGCCATAAACCTCTCCGTTAATGGTGTGAGTACTTCATTTCTGAATAATGCTGTATGAAGGTCATTTATCAATGGTATATTTAAGATTTTTAGAATGCAACACGCGCATAATATATCGTACAGTCCATTCATTTCTACCAAATTTCTTATCATGATGTATTTTTACTATATCGGATGTCTCATACTGTAAAAAATATTCTTCAATTTTTTATAGTATATCATAAATATTATAGGAGAATGGCACAATTACCTTATTAGGTTTATGCTATCGCTGCATCTCTTATTGTTGGTGTTCATTTATTCACTATGAAAATGGTTAGTTTCTCTCAAAACGTATCCGAAAAACAAATGTATATTGGAATTACCACTATTTCTTTACTGTTGTCTCGTTGGTGTATTTACAAAGCAATGGAAGCCACTTCGAATCCTACTCTTGTACACGTTATACTGAATCTCAGTATTTTTGTCACCTTCTTTGCAACCATTCTATTCCTTAAATTGTCTCAATTCCATTTTTATAAATTCTTATTTGGATTGTTTTTAGTTGTTGCTGGTTTAGCTTGTATACAAAATTCTTATACTGTAAAATCATAAAGATACATTTTGAGACAACGAGACAAATATATTGACAGAAAATTGATTTGAGGATTATTCTTGATGTGTATACAGTAAACTATTATTACTATCCTACTTGAATAATGACCGAAATAATGAATAAGAATACCGTATTTGAACTCGAAACAGATGGCCAATTGTGTTACTCCGATTCTGCCGAACAACCTGAGTTTTCAACGACTATTGATTACAGTAAAATTACCTATGTTGTCTCACCAAGTGGAGAGAAATTAAGAGTTATTGGGAAACCTAGTATATTTACTTGCAATATTTGTAGAGAAAAACATCCACTATTAATACTTGAACGAGACAGATGTGTGCACTACTGTAAACATTATGAAGGTGGTAATTGGATTTTCACACCATTTAGTGCTGAGAGGTAAAACAAATAAAGTTATAATACTAAAACAATTCATTTTTTTTATTACGCCTGTTTGTGTCTATCATCATTTACATGTCGTATGTAATATAACCAATATTCTTATCAAACCAAAAAATTGAAACAAACTATAATAAAAGTATGTTCATATATTTACTATAGTTTATCATGAACGAATATATCCAAAACGAGAATACTGCGCAAATTATTTCCAAAAGGCTTCGTTGTGAGTATACTTTATTGCAACAAGACATAATGGAATTAAAAAAACAAATTGTTATTAACGAATTAAAAGTTTTGAGATTAAGTGGCGATTTAGAAATTCATGAAAACCAAGAAATAATAGCATCAAAGGTAGTAACTGCGTTTAAAGATAGAAAACTTATAAATATTATGGTTCTATCTAAAACACAGTCTGGTAAGACTGGGAGTATGTGTGCCACAATTCAGAAATATTTAGAAGACACAAGTAATTTAATTCCAATTGAAAATATATATATTATTACTGGCTTGTCTGATAACGACTGGAAAAAACAAACAATAGAAAGAATGCCCGAAAGCGTACAATCAAGAGTATTTCATAGGTGCGAATTGCCTAATACATTTGCTGACGAAATTAAAGACAAACAAAATATACTTATTATTATGGATGAAATACAAGTTGCTGCAAAAAAAGGCCAAACTATTTACAGAACCTTTCAGAATGGCGGATTGCTAAACAAGCGTAATTTATACAGTAATGATGTAAAAATATTAGAATACACAGCAACTCCTGATGGAACCATATACGATTTAATGAAATGGGATGATGCCTCAGATAAAATATTAGCAGATGTTGGGGACGGATATATAAGTTCGTATGATTTACTACAACAAGGAAGAGTGAAGCAATATAAAAATTTATCTGGTTATAATAAAGACACTAAGGAAGTAAATGAAACTGTATTTGAAAACATTGAAGAAATAAAATATGATATCGACAAGTATACCACCCCTTTATATCATATCATTAGAACTAACAATGGCAAAGAACAAGAAGTAACTAAAGAAAATTTCAAAACAATATTTACTGAAGATTACGAATTTATTAAATATGATGGAACAACCAAAGTTCAAATTGAAGATATCAACAATATTTTAAAGAAACCTCCTGTAAAACACACCTTTATATTTATTAAAGAAATGTTAAGGTGCGCAAAGACATTGAAAAAAGAATACGTTGGAATATTATATGAAAGATACAGTAAAACGCCAGACGATGCAGCCATTATTCAAGCATTAGTAGGCCGTATAACTGGGTATGATGACAATGGCAAAAGTATTTGTTATACGAATGTATCTAGTATCGAAAGATATAACCAATTATGGAATAGCAATTTCGAAGATAAAACCATCAAATGGCATTCAAAAACAACGAATTATAGAAACGGTGTTCTTTGTGGAAAAAATACATTTAATGACCCAACAGATTACGATGAGTTTTCAACAGAAAGTGATGATAGTGATGAATCAAAAGAACCACTTATCAGAAAATTCAGCACACAAGAAGAAGCGAAAAAATACTACAACAAAAACTTAAAGGAAACTATGGGTGGTAGAGGTCCTAATAAAAGAACAATTGATGAAAATGGATTCTATCTCGCTACAATTGGAAAGGGTAATGATAGAAAAAAAGTTAGATCAACTGAAGAAATATATAATATTCGCAAATGGGCTTTAAATGAAACACACCATTACACATTTTATCCGTGTTATGAAAATATAAATGATAAATCTACTTTACAGTGGTGGATGATCCATTATTAAAATTCAAAACAATCCGAAAAATTTCTTTTTTGTTTTTCTTGATTTAGATGAACTTATTCTTTTTACAGTTTTTTGCAAATGTGTGAGAAGTCCACGTTCTTTCTCTTTCAACCAGTGAAGATTTGAAATGGGACGCCCTGAAAGGGCGTCATTTCAAAACGTTACTGGAATCTGACCCTCTATGACTTAAAATGGGACATTTTAAATCTTCGAGGGTCTCAACCGTACATCAGAATCATCATCATGTGTAGACAAAACTCTCTCTAGTTTCTTTACATTTCGCTTTTGATTCGGCATCTCTTTTAGATAACCATTTTCTTTGTAGTACAATACATTCTTCTTTGTATCGTAATACAAATTTCCCTTTTGACTAAACTTGCTACTGGAATAATCGTTCACTTTTATTCTCATTCTTATATACTGTACATACAATATATTTGTTGACCTTCTAATAGTTTAGCTTGACGGCATTTTTTTTTGAACAAAATATTTGTACAGTATATAGACGTTATGGCAAAAACCAGAAAATATAACCAACGAAAATCAACACGAGGAAAAACACCTAAGAAGAAAAACAAAATGAGACAAAAAGGAGGAAAAAAAATTTCTACAATATTTAAAGTGAACTTGAAAAAATGTAATAATGATGATGACTGCATTTTCCACGAAAAAGGAGGCAATAGCTACAAAGGTGATTGTATTGAAAGAAAATGTCAAAATGTAAAAAAAACAACAAGAGTTGTACGAACTAGTTATTTACCACAACCTAGAACATTGAGGCATACTAGTTCAGGTTCTTATTACGTAAATAATAGTATGCTAGGTAGATTACAAGAGGCATATATTAACTACACGGTTCCATCTAATGCGTATCGTCGTTCGCGTCCTTCGTTTTGAGGAAATATTGATAAGTGATTTTTTCTCTCTTCTCAATATGGTATCTTAACCTTAAAAAGGTAATAAACTGTACTCAAAATCATATTTCACTTTCATTCTTTCATAATGGCATCTATTGGATAT